CGATATGGGCACCGCAACGTTTTTAGAACAGAAGTCCATAGCACGCGCGAGGGGTTGATCAGGTCCCTATGTGAAGAGTTTCTCGGCTCGCTCCACAAGCTAGCTCAAGATAACCCTAGAGCTCGGGCCCCGGAGAAAGTTACTTCTTTCCGGCCATTTTCGCTGCAGTAGATCCTTCACGGACCACCACAACAGTTTTCTTCTTCCTCTTCCGCTTGTTCTTCTTAGCTGCTTGGGGCTGTACTACTACAGTTCCATTAGGCAAGCCTTGAGGAGCAGGACGCAAAATAGGACCAGAAACCGTTGCCAAGTTCTTGGCAATGGATCCAGCCGCACCAATTGGTCCAGGAAGGGGACTAAGCCAATCACCGATCGTTTCGATCAGGTCTTGGAACCATTCGCCCAACGGGTTCATTCGGACAGGCACGTCAACTGGCATCCGACTCATAGCATGAGAATAAATATTCAAAGCCATGGCATCATATTCAGCGGAAGGAGTCGCAATCGTAATCTCTGTGAGCTCTGCCAACGACGGAAATCGTTCAAGATAAACTTTTAACGTCAAATTGTATGAGCTCAACGGGTTAGCGTTTGTGATTTTGATTCCGCACATGTGATACGGGAAAAGTTGACACATCGGCGCCGTCATTATGAAATTACCAATTGCCGGAAACTGAGCTAACGTCTGCTGGATAGCAGGAAATATAAGCTGAGCCGATGTAGGCAAAGTGGATTCATCAAAATTCGGGGGCATGATCATTGGCATGGTAGCACAAGGAGCAAAAGGGGGATTTTCATTAGTATGGAAAGTTCCAACCATGTATGATCCTTCTTCTGAATTCCTTGTTTGCGTACCAGGGATCAGCATTGCCGACGCGGTATCAATGGGGGGATACCGATACTCACAACCAGACATCGCTCCGAACCTAACCGGAGTATTCATCTGGGTCCACGAAAAAGTGGTCGGATCACGAGGGACCGTCGCATATTTCCATGTTGTGAGCGTACCTTGTCTGCTAATTACAGCAGTGTCGTCACGAAGTTCAATCCCAATCCCAATGATGCGCGAAGCACCTTGGGTGAAACTTGGATCAACTTCAATAGCCCCTAGCTGGTTAGCTACTGGACCTAAAATGTTCAAGACACCCCCGGGAGAGAGAAAGACTTGGGCTCCACCCAACAACGCGGTGGTCGTCGGGGGAAAGGTTTGTTGTATGACGGTTCCAGATCTAAAGTCTGATGCAGCAAAGCTCAACTGGTTCAGCCAGGGCCACAGAACAATGTCTGCAGACCACGGTGCTGTCGGAGTTGGGCCGCCTCCGGTTGTCGCATTGAACGCCAATTGCTGCTTCACACACCTAACGGTGGATGGAGCAGTTTCGACATCAGGCCAACCTTGCAAACTTTTGAGCTGTTCATCATGAAATGGGTCAAGAGCGCACACGAGCCAATCTTTTCCAGAAGAAGTTAATTCAACCTTAGCATCACGAACCCACGAGTTCATAACGCGATCAGCTTTGTGGAATGCTTTTTCAGCACTTAAAACGTCCTTATCGGAAGTTATCTCCATGGTTAATATACGAGGAGAGCGTATTGCTTCAGCGTGGCTGATCAAGCCGCAATAGGCCTCCCCGGGATGCTTTCACTTGGGCATACCTCGACCATTCTACTCCCACCAACCTCTCTAAGGAGTAGCCAAACCGGCAACCTAACCATAATCAACCCGACCCAAATTCATAAATCCTTCCTGCGGAAGAATCGACGGAAAAGGGGCAGCGAGAATTGTCTGTTCCATGCAATACACATCGAAACGATCTAAACCATAACGAATAGCAATAGCAATGTGACAAGACTCGAGTTTGAGTTTGATGTCGAACAAATTGTTCACCACTTTATGGGGGTCTTGCATCACGCTTGAAAGCAAACTTTCATTCATGAAAGACTCTTGTAAAGTCTCCACCGGCGTCTTTATGAGATTATCATATCGATGCAGCAATGGGCCCAAAATTGGGTAGGTACGGGGAACATGGCCTAAACCGGCAGCCATAGCTTTAGCAGCTGATCGCCACGCTTCATCAACGGACAAAAGTGGAAAGATTCTGACAGGATCTGTCATTATCTTCCCAAGTTTTATCACTTGCGAAGGTAAGGGTAGCCAGGCATATTCCAAACCTGAACAAATTTCATCTAACGGGAGCCACCAGCCCTTGAGAAAAGTCATCCCCAAAAAGTTCGACGAAATTTTTAGTTTCGCTATGAACCCTAATTTGGCTTGCTCTTCGGCTAATGATTCCATCGGAGCTGCTTCCAGTCCGAACAGTACAGATGTAACATCCAACACACTATTACCAATGGTAGTGTCGGGCCCGCCCGTGGCACGTTGGTCTGGCAATTCAATCCTTTCTCTCAACTCGAAATGTCTGTCCTCATAACTGGCCGTCGCAAGCGTCCCACGGAAGAGGATTCCAATCTTGGAACTTGACACTCCCAAAGCTTTGAGTATCCTACTCTCAGCTTCTAAAGCGTGGGTTCCTTCGGTTCGATCAAAAGATGAAAAATCATTTTCTGCAAACATGATAATATAGCCTTTCTCTATATAGATGCAGAAGAAATCATCACCAGCCACAATTATGGAATAGCGGCTTACTCCTGGGGCTCGGGGTGAACCGACCCATTCATAAGACTTTTGAAACCATTCCGATAATTCTTGGGCAGTTTTTCCGGAGCCAATGGCAATCCGAAACTCGCAGGGTCGACGACCTTCCTCTTGGAAAGTATTGTCGACTACAGGATGCTGGAGGGTATTACGCCATCCCTCTCTCACGACCGTTGGTCCTAAGAGCAGAGTCTTCTCGCCATCACAAAACATCTTAAGACGTTTCATGGCTGAATCGATCGGCTTAGCCAAATAGGCTTGCACCGTTGGATTCACGGCTTTGATGACTCTAGCTTTGATATATCCATCATCCTTCGGCCAAAGCACTTCGTCCGACTTCAAGAAAAGCGTACTTGAAAAATTCAAGTTATTTTCCTTTCGATCTTCGATAGCTTTGAACGCCCGTTGTTTCTTCATGCTCCCCTTCATTTTGAGAGCCCACTCCCGCAAGGAAATAGGCCCCTCATCCATGTCTCCGATATAGACGAGGCCCTCAAAAAGTGTAGCCGCATAGAACCAAAGTTTCCTGAGTTTGCAACCTCGGACAGCTTTTTCAACCATCTTCTCGCCTGGCATTTTGAACTCCTGAAAAAAGGGGCAGTTGTGTTCACAAAAATCCAAAGCCGGAATCGTTTTCAAATTCCTCTGCTCCAGAGCATTGTAAAAATGTCTTACGCCGTATGGGCGACGCATTAGGCACTGAACACCTATAAAGACAAACACACCTGGTTCTTTTTTAACGACCAGTTCTTGTGCAACAGGACAGTTGCGCGGGTCTGCTTCCACATCGAATGGCAAAGCCGCCAATTCATATGTTAAAGGAAGTATCCCAGGAATCATTTGATCCGTGTTCGTTCTAACCTCGTAGGAAAGTTTCCAATCCTCAGCGTCCGACACTGTTCCGAAGGTGGGAACAAATTTCACTAAAGCAGGAATCATCTCGTCTTCTTGGCGTTGACGTTCAAATTGTGCTGGCGAAATTGGTGGTTCCCTACCACCGGGGAGAGTAGCCAATTTTCTTCCACGTAAAGACCAAGCAACAGCCAACAACGACCCAACAGTTGGACTCTTAAAATCCAACCACTTGGTGATGCTAGCACACTGAGCATAAGCCGCTAGGTTCCATACGGAATGCGTAAACTCAGGGTTTGGTGTATGCTGAAAGAAAGTATGCATAAAGATCTTCAAAAGACCCGACCACGTCCTCTCCTTGTAGTTACTCAATGCGCCTTCAAAAACTCCGTAAGAGATCCCTCTTGGGAGCCCGACTCTCTCCTCAAAGGGAGCCAGAATATTAGTTTTGACATATTCTTCCGCGCAAGGAGTAACTGCCGCAACAATTGAACCTGTAGCAGGGCTAACAAGCGTCAAAAGTTGGGTAAGCAGCGGATGCACGAAAATCTGTCGAAACGTCTCTGGAATAGAGCCGACATCAGGTTTAACGAATAAATCTGCAAAAACAGAGAGTCGCGCTTTAGATCGCGCGACCACTATCGGTATGATAAAACGAACGATTTTATAGACGACCGTCAACAAAAGAACTTTTGTAGCCCAGTACTTAAGAAAGGTGGTTGAATCCGCAGGCGTAGGAACCATCTTGGTCTTCATGTTTCTATAGTTCAAAATTGTCTCTCCAAATGAATGTAGAACCTTATTGAACATGGAAGTTTCCTCCCAAACAGTACTCCAAGTAATATACGCAACGGTATCCCGCAGCAAACGAGTGGAATCAAACTCCGCAACACGACAAAAAGTCATGTATTTAGGAGTATTCAACATGATCGAGATTTCCTGAGTCAATGTCGACATTTGGTACGGTTGACGGTTTTTACCCACCATAGCTGTCCCAAATTTCTCCAAAGCTTCAGTACACACCCACAATTCCTCATGGGTTATTCCTCGGCCAAGTGAATTCCACCAATGCCTCATCCCCTCCACTGTCCAAAAAGATGGCGGAAGGATGACTTTCTTTTGCACCAAATCGCAGGGCCCAAGCGGAACTGGTTTGAGAGGCTCCACAACGGGTTTCTCTCCACCTAAGAACTTAACAGTAATGACATAGAAGTCACCATACTGACGACTCACATCCCAAGCATAACCCTGGTAATTATTCGTCGAGAGCCACCAATCGTTGGACTCACAAGGGGCCCAAGCAGGATCCGTCGC